CCCCTGAGTACTCCTGACCATATCGAATCTTGTAGAAGCAGTCTCCTAAAGTAGCAGCAAGTAATGATTGTTGATAGTTTAATCGGTGCATCTTATTTTCTTCAGTGAAACGGTCTAATGCTTTTTGTTCAGTAGATTGTGATTCTTTACCACTCGAAATAATAGGTTCTTCACCGAATAAAAAGTCACTCGATTTTCGTGTTATTAATCCAGCGAAATTGGCCGATAGATATTTCTCGTTCTTTTCTGCTGAATTCATAAATACGTGTTCATGATCTCCCTTCGCAAGCTTCTCATTACGTCGGTATTTCTGAATACGCATATCATGGTCAGTCAAAGGGAAATATTCGCCCTTGATAAATAGGTCTTGCAATTCCATTAGCTTTCCTCCTTATAAAATAAAAAGACCGGTAGTTGCCTACCAGCCTTTCGGTTTATTTTGAAACATTCGTTTTCTATGATTCCCTGCCATATCAATACAAGAGGCAAGTGCATCAACACTGTCGTCGTGTTCGTGTTCAGGGAAAAGTTCCATCATTTCAAGCAACAATCTATGCTGCCGTTTAAATCTGATTTGTCCTGCTTCTACCATCGGTTCAAGTGCTTCGATACGGATTTCCTTTTTCGTCCTTGGGTTAACTGCTTTTAACCTAGTCTTGAAGAAGGAACGTTTCGACATGTTCACTTTCAACTGCTGGAATAGAGAGAATTGGGCTTGAATCGTTTCGACTCCGAACGTGTGATACTCATATTCCAGTATCTTCTGTTCAGCCATCTTTAACGCTTCGTGTGCGTTCACCTTACCGTTCCACGAATCTATAACATAAAAGATTCCTGTCACTCTATCACGGGCAACAGTTATTATACTGTTATAATCTCCCTTTCCGGTGATAGCCACGTCCCAAAATCCGAAGAAATCTAAAGGTTTAAGTCTACCTTGTTCGTCATAAAGTTCATCATCGTCATAAAACGTGAAGTTTTCAGGTTTAAATATAGCGTCTTCCGAAGAATAGGGAAGATTTAAGTACTCTGAATTGAAGGCCCTAGTACCAACATTCACCTTTTCTTGTATCAATTTATAGTACGGCATTCTATCCTGCCATAATACTTCTACCCCTTTATCCATTTCCTCTTGATTTTCAAAGTAGTAAGCTTCTGCATCATCCTTACGGTTCGGGTTCTCTTGGTCACGGTACGTTTCTTCATACTGTTCCCAAAGTTCCTCACGTTCAGGTGGAGAAACAATAGCTGAATATCGCTTGGCTTTGAAATCGGCACGGCCCATTACATAAGGCAACAATCCGTATGGGTTTACTAGGGTTCCCATATAAATAAATGCCGTGCGTTGGGGGTCGCCCAATGGATTGACAACTTTTGTATACCATGTCAAATTCTTCTGTCTTAACTCCGGTGTATTGGTATTCTTTTCTGACTCTAAATCGTCCATTATGATTAAATCGGGTCTAGCGTTCAAGAACTTCATGCCTCGAAGCTGTTTCTGTAATGAACCAATCGCAACCATGATATTGTTTTTCGTCACGAATTTCTCTGAGTTATCCTTTGTATTACCTCGTCCGTCCTTATCCATTAGTTCGCCAAAATCTTCACGTAGCTTCTCATTATGCTTTAGCTGATTATTAACATAGTCAGCGAACAATTTTGCTGAATCCTGCGTCTCCGATATGATTACTATGAATTGACGTAAATTATATACAATATTGTAAATTGGATACATATTTGACAAATATGTACTCTTCGCATGGGACCTGGGGACGGACCAAGCGATTCTTTGTGTGGGGTCTGCATGGTAACTGTCCAAATATCCAGTAAGTTCTTGGTGGAACTTGGGGGCATCTGTAATGTCGATACCTTCAGGAATCAAATTATTTTCATTGAGTTCATTACGGGAATCGGAAAAATATTCGTACATGAATTCGAGAGTAGAACCCCAACAACGAGTAATGCGTTCACACTGTTTGCGTTCCTCTTTTAGTGATAAAGAACGTTCTAGTACTTCTCTTGATATTTCTTTTCCTTCTGTGGCCCTCTGTCTTACCGTATTGAGAAACACATCAATTTCCTGAAGACGATTAACCCACTCTTCATAAGTCTTACCTTTTACTTTTCCTTTTAGCTTCACCCTGTCACCTCCGTTAATCTGTTGCTGTTGCAACTTCCTATTAAAAGGTGTAGGAAAGACCGCCCAAATACAGGTTTTATGCACAACAAAAAAGACGTGAGGAAAGCCCCCACGCCTACTTAGTCAATAGATATTCGTACCAAATAACCTCTTTATCTAACTGTTCATCTGAGTAGTCTTCGAAGTAAGCAGGCCCAACTGCTGCCTCTTCAATCTCCCAAATACAGTCTATAATGAATGTGATCTTTTCCTCTCTAGTCATTTTGTACACTCAACCCCTTCATATGTGTAAACAGTAGTAACGTTATTCACGGTAGAAACTACTGTATAATAATTACCGTCGCCCACCTGTTCGCCACCTCTAGCAGCACAATCCTTACTTTCTTGAATAACTGAATAGACAACTAGTACAAGTCCAGCTATACATAGAACTGACATTACAAACAGAAATGCTTTCATTTTTTAAAAGTCCTCCTTATATCTATAAGCACTATAGGAAGTAAGATAAGGCCCACGATTAATTCAATTACAGACATAATCATTTCTTACCGCCCCCAACACTAGCAAGGTATCTTTTGGCCGTTTTCCAATCAGCATCTTTTTTACTGGTCAATGGATTTCGTTTCGCCCAATTGTGCCATGATCTTAATACCTTACTTAATCCGGCTATATCACACTTGATGAATCCTGTCCCTTCTAAACAGTTAGGCGAAAATCTCAAATACTCATGAGGTCTATTCGTATTGCCGAAAACAAAGATAGTTGTAATCCGGCTATGCTTTGCCTGTCTGATAGCTTTCACGATTTGACCAGCCGTTAATGCTGTTCTATCTCTCTTGAATTCCAGTAGGAGAGTGTGGCCGAACAGTTCTATTGACGCGTCCACGTCACCCATTTTATTCTTTCCGTCGAAACAATCATCGTACATTTTTAAATCCCAAGTGCCGTTCAGGAATCCTACGATGTCCTTTATGTTAGGCAAATAAACCTCTGTTTCATTTACCGCCCCTGAATCTTCCCATACCTTAATTCGTCGATGTCCTATCATTTTGAAAACCTCCTTTAAGAAGGTACTTGCACTTACTTACTAGAAAAAGACACAAAAAGAACCCCACCCAAATAAATAGGTGAGGTCATTTATGATTGATTAATTAGAACACATATCTAAATGAACAAGATATACTTTAATCTGTTCAGCAACGAACTTTGCTACTGGAACTGTAACAGCGTTCCCCATTTGTTTATAGAACTGAACATTAGAGACAACTTGTGTGTATGACTCTGGAAAACCTTGAAGCCTAGCAAATTCTCTCGGTGTAAGCTTCCTTACCTTCAGTCTGCTATAGTCCAAAATTTTAGGTTGACGATTTCCACCGCCTCCTGTATTGAGTGTTGGGCTTAACCCTTCAACATCATATACCCTTTTAATAACGTCATGGCCTTTTATGTCCAGCTTACCAATAACATTAATTTCAGGTAGAGACTCTACGACAACTTGTTCATGTCCAGTAAGTAAAGTCTGTGCAATCTGTTTTCCTACTCGGCCCCGTCTAGTAGTACTGGTAGGACGGGTAACATTAATCATGTCGCCTTCTACTGCAACATCGTAACCCTTTTTTGTGGCCTGTTTTACTCGAAGTCCTTCTTCAGCTTCTTCTAATATATGAAGTGCTTTAATATCCTCGATATAATACTTTTCCTCGGCATGATCTACTAGGAACTCTTTTAATTTTGGTACTGATTCCTGCTGTTGTACTGAAAACTTGAATTCTTGGTCAAGGTCTTCACGAACGCCCAAAATGAAATAACGTTCCCTGTTTTGGGCCACGCCTTCAAACTTACTATTGTAGAGTGTGTAATACATCTTGTAGCCCACCTTGGCATACTCTTCTTCAATCGTAGGAAGGTATTTCTTAACTCCCTTTACGTTTTCAGCAAGAATAACTTCAGGAAGATCCATTGCAGCATTCTCTTTTACTTCCTGCAGCAACCTCATTATTTCATAAAATAGGCCACTTCTAGTTTCACCTTTAATCATACCGGCTTTATTTCCGGCCAAACTGACATCTTGACAGGGGAATCCGAAAAGCCAAATATTAGCCCTTTGTAAATCACTCCAAGACATTTTGCTAACATCAGCCTGTTTAACGTGTCGGCCAATATTGTGTGCATAGGATTCTACTGCGTATTTATCGAAGTCCCACGCCCCTACGATTTTGTAACCGGCTTGAATGAATCCTAAATCGAACCCACCGCCACCGCAAAAGAATGAATTTACTGTATACATGCGTTCCCTCCTTATGTGTTAAACACAAAGAGGTACTTGCATTTTTGGCACAAAAAAAGACGCTTATCTCTTATAAGATAAACGTCGTTATTACATATTCTGTGAAGTTAGCTGTATTTCCAACAAAGATTGTCCACCAAATGAAGCGAAATGCGATAGGCAACTCGAACCAGTTACCTACTGAACGAAACTCTTTCATATATATCATGAATGCTACCCCGAACGCACTTGTTAATGCGAACATGAATCTAGCCATTCCTGCGAACTCATGGTTTTTCGTGGAGATAAGGAACAGTAGTATTGTTAGCATACCTGAACCTAGTATCAATATTCCGAACGTCATTAAATCCTTACTAGCCTTTTGGTCTTTCTCTTCCATCACTATTCCTCCTAATAAAAAAAGGTAAGGCCGAAGCCATACCCTTATTCTAACCCAAATTGAGACTTGTTTTGAAGTTTTGCCGGATTTCCTTGGAAAGTAGCATTAGCATTTGCACCGAATCCACTTTCACCGTTCCATGTGTACATTGCTGTATAGTACTGGTCGCCTTTTGAACCTGACTCTGAATTCAGTTCACCTTCGCCACCGATGATTTCTACAACCTCTTCATATGTCATTCCTGCCTGAATCTTGTCAAACTCTTCTTTAGAAATGCCTGGGTCGTTTTCTTCCTCTTTAGCAGGTTCTTCAACTTCAGCCGAAGCTTGTTCAGCTTTTTCAATTTCTTTGTCAGCTTCAGCAATTTTCTTGTTGCCTTCCTCGACAAACTGTTTGTCTTCCTTAGTCATTTTAGGTTCTGATTCCTCTTCTCCACCTGAAGCAACCGCCCCAATAAGGATAACTAGTACCACCCAAAACCACCAGCGTTTGAAGATTGATTTCTTTTTCTTAGTTGTCTTTTCAGTTGTCATTGTTCATTACCTCTTCCGTTATATCGTTCCATTACTGCTTCATTAGCGTAATCGACTATTTCACTTAAATTCTCTCTAAATGCGTTTAGGATTTCAATCTGCTTGACTAGCAGTTCATCCAGCCTGTCCAGTCCTGTTTCCGGCTGTGTAGCCGTTAACTGTTCAAAAGACTTCATTATGTACCTCCACCTGATTTAGTTATTGTTGTTTGCCTTACTCTTAGTATATTACACCAGTTCACCGTGCATTGCAAGACATAAATGAAAAATAGTCCAAAAAAAATACCACCGTCATTAGACAGTGGTTTTCTCTGCAAACAGTTCAGCGTTCCAACGTTTGAATCGCTTACGGTTTAAGTCTTTTACTCCTTGAATAGTCATACGGTTAACGTCAAACATTCTCGCTAACTGTGCAACAGTCAAGTCAGTTTCAGCTAGATACTTTCTGATTTCATAGAATTTCTTCTTACTCAATTGAGTAAATGCGTTACGCTTTTTCGTCATATCTAACTTCTTTCGTGGTGAGTAGTCTTTTGGAAGCGAAATTCCGCCACCTGTAGAACCTGTATCAATTCCTAATACCTGCGGAACTGTTACGCCAAACTCTTCAGCAATATACTTAGTGTGTAACTTGGCAACACGTGTATAGTAGAGTAGATCATAAACAGTTTCTTCATTTCCGTATGACTTTAATAAACGTTTCATGTCATTTGAATTGTATTTTGAATCATATCTTTTAATAAGAAGAGACTCGGTTAAAGTACGTAGGTCTTTATCATAAGGAATAGACACGTAATGAAGGTGAGTCCATTCATTAATGAAGTTCTTTGACGGCCCTTCAGTATCACTTCCGGATACATGACGCTGAATTCGTTTACGAAGATTTGAAGTCTCTCCAATATAAAGGAACTCATGTCCGGCCTTAAATACATAGATACCAGCACTACGAGGAACATCCGTAATTTCATCCATATATTCAAATACTAACTTCTCATGCGTCTGATCTTCTCCAATGCCATAAGTAATTGTTTCAATCCATTCTTTCATTATAAGCAACTCCCTGTGTTTGTTTTGATTTACAAAGAGTTACTTGCAGTCCAGTTTGAAAAAGGGACATCGAAAAGTTACGGAAAAATATTGCAAAAATTTTTTAACGGGTTTTCATATTTAAGCAGCAGTGATTTAGGATAGGCCCCCTTGCCTTACTGGTAATAGATGGTATCAATAGTTTTAAAAATGGTGTGTAATTGATTTACCCATCAGTCGGGGGGTACACGGGGCCGGGTGTTCCCTAGGTGGGGGCTTCCATGTATTAGGTGATTTCTCTTCCTTTTTATGGGTATGATATGGGGGTGTATGGGGGCATGGT